AGACCCCACCTCAAGCTCTACGAAGTAGTCGATGACATCCCGCTCGTCTTCTGGGACCTTCACATCTACCGCCAGAGCCCCGGCTACATCCGTGTCACGACATTCATGTCCGCCGACAAGAAAAAGACGGACCACATCATCGAGACCGGGCCATCCCTCGCCGGCCCCTGGTATGAGTTGAGAAGAGAACTATGACCGAGATCCGCTCGACCGAATACTTCGCCATCATCCCCGAATGGGTCCTTCATGGCGAGATCTCAGCGAACGCCGTCCGGCTCTATGGCATCCTCAACCGCTTCGCTAACTCACGCGGCCGCGCATGGCCCTCAAGGAAGACGATCGCGGACCTCATGCGCGTCTCTGTCGCGACGATTGACCGAGCGAAAGACGAACTCGTCGAACTCGGAGCTCTAACCGTCGAACCCAGGACAACACCATCGGGAGACCCATCGTCGAACCTCTACATCCTCCACACCTCGATTGTGGACAACATGGGGACACCCTCACCCATGAGAGAGGGTCTCCTCACCCGTGAGGGGAGGGGTATAGGCACCCGTGACGAACTAAACAGAGCCAGTATGAACCACAGAAAAACACGCCCGCACTCATGCGGAGAGTGTCTCGACAAGTACAAGACAGGACACGAAGACGGCACCGAAGGCCTCTCTCACATCTGGATCGCCGAGAGCCGAGAGTTCATCCTCTGCCCTACTTGCGACGGCACCGGACAGGAGCCCGCACGATGAGACTCAACCCTCAAGACATCCGAGACGGACTCGACGAACTCCTCACCATTCCCGGCATGAACTACACACTCATCCGCCAGACGAGGGAATACATCCGCCAGCTCGAAGGAGACCTTCGTCGTGGCGGCTTCACCGAATACAACGACCCGAAAGACAAAGAGACCCAACAATGAGCGACCACATCCAGCTCGAGAACCAGCGACTCGAGAACGCACTCCACGAAATGAGGATGCTCAATCTCGACATGATTGACGCCGGCCGACAACTCGAGAGAAAACTCACGAACGCCGAAGACATCAACAGAGCCGCCGAGCGTCTCTATCGCATCATCACCGAGAAGGCCACCTACACATCTGGCGGACCGTTCGGAGACGCGGTCGCGAACCTCGGACAAGCACTCCGCAACTATCACGACATGGACGGAGGCGGACGATGATCCAATTTCTCGCCGGCATCATCCTCGGGATCATGATCCCGCTTGTACTCGGAGCCGCGGTCATCGCAAACGAAGCAAGGAGCGACCAATGACAGACCATCCGACACTCTTCGACCACATCCCAGAGCTCACACGAGCCGAACTCCTGGCTCAGCAAGGCGTCCCGCCGGTGCCCATGAACCTCACAATCAACCCGACTAGGCTCGTAAGAACCCAAGACCCCGACACATCAAGACAGGCCGCCGAGAGCGCATCGCGCCGCGGCCCCACTCAGAGGAGACAAGTATGGGAAGCACTCAAGAAGCTCGGAGGAGCCACCGACTACGAGATCTCAGTCGAGTGTGGCATCCTTCGCTCAAGCGCGGCCAAGCGTCGCCAGGAGCTCCAGGATCTCGGCTATGTCATCGAGACGCACTATCGACGAAAGACGGACACAGGCACCGAGGCGATCGTCTGGCGGTGCTCCTATGTGTCGGACTACTCGGGCTCATAGTGATGCCATCACAAGCACAAGCTCACGACCTCGACCTCAGTCGCGACAAGTACCGAGGCGTCCTTCCGGATAAGTACTACGACCAAGTCTCATGGTGTGAGACGCGGACAGTCCTCGGCGAGCCATACGGAACGAAGAGCTACACCTCACCGATGGGCATCAACAGAGGGACGGCTCACAGATGGAGTGGGAAGCGCAACCTCAACGGACTCACCGCTCGAGAAGTTGTCAAGGTCGCCGACCGGATCGCATTCCTCGGATGGACTAACCCCGCCGGCGAGTATGTCTGGCCCGTGGGTCCGTTTGGGTGGGCCGTGGTCCGTAGCGGATGCGGGCAGACCCTTGACTTCATCTGTCACTCAAAGAAGAGCAAGGTCCAAAAGTATCGCGCCCGCGCGTGTCGTCTAGCTGGAACTCATGGCTAGGAAGCCCTGGTACGGCGGACCCTGGAAGAAGATCCGCCTAGAGATACTCGAGCGCGACCGCGAGCGATGCCAGATCAGAGGCCCAGGATGTACCGGTCAAGCGAACGAAGTCGATCACATCCTTCCCGTGTCTCTCGGTGGAGCATGGTGGGACCATGAGAACCTCCGCGCATCATGCTCGTGATGTAACCAGATGAGAAACACGAAGCGAACCATCACACCCTCGCGCGTATGGTGAAGAAGACAGAAAAAAAATCGGAGAGAAAAAAATGACAAAAAAAATCCCCGCCAGTTTTTCCCGAGAGACCGTTTGCCACCCCGACGAAGAGTCCGTCTTCTTACTTACTAAACGATCCGAACCGGTTCGGGAAGGTCCCCAGGAGCTCTAAATGGCCGCCAAAAAACTCCCAGAAACTCCAGCAAAACCGCGGAAAACTCCAGCAAAACCGAAGAAAGTCGTCGAGGTTCTCACGAACTACGAAGCACTTCGCCGGACCATCCAGGCGCTCCGCGACGCCGGCCAGCTGGCCGCGCTCGACGAAGCCCGGATCCAGATCTGCCTCGGCCTCGCCGCCGCGGTCGATACCATGCCCGACAATCCTTCTATGTGGCGCGAGTATCGTGCCGCGGAAAAGGCACTCAGAGAGGAGGCCTCCGCACATGGGGACCCATTCGATCAACTCATCGCCAGCATCTCGGCCGAGATACGCCACGAAGAGGAACAAAAAAAACCGAAGCCGCGGACCCGAAGCTGAGGCCATCGCCAAGAAGCTCGGCTTCACGCTTATGCCACATCAGAAGCACATCCTCGATGTCATGCTCGAGGTTCGACCCGATGGCGTCCCGGTGTATCGCGAAGGCGTCGTTCTTATGCCTCGCCAATGCGCCAAGACGACGACGACCCTCATCCTCGAACTCCATCGCGCGATCCTCTGGGGCGGTCCCCAGGTCATCGGCTACACCGCCCAGACCGGATGGGATGCGCGACGGAAACTCATCGACGACCAGGTCCCGCTCATCGAAAGCTCACCTCTCGCCGCATCGGTGAAACGCGTGTATCGCGGGGCAGGGATGGAGAGCGTGAAGTTCCTCAACGGCTCCCGAATAGATGTCATGCCATCAACACCGACCGCCGGCCACGGTAGGACCATCGACCTCGCCATCCTGGACGAAGCCATGAGCGACGAAGATGATCGGCGCGAGCAGGCCATCCTCCCCGCAATGGCCACACGCCGAGAGGCTCAGCTCTTTGTCATCTCAACGGCCGGAACTCAGAGCTCCCTCTACCTCAAGCGAAAAGTGGACCAGGGTCGAGCCATGATCGAAGCCGGCATCGACACCGGTGTCGCCTACTTCGAGTGGAGCGCCGAGACCGACGCCGACATCGACGACCCGGCAATCTGGGCCGACACCATCCCCGCGCTCGGATACACAATCGGCGAAGAAGCAATCCAACACGCTCGCGCGACAATGTCCGAGGGAGAGTTTCGCCGCGCGTATCTCTGCCAATGGACACACCTCGAGGAGAGCGTCATCCCCGAGAAGCTCATCCTCCGAGTCCTAGACCCGACAACAATCCCGACCGGGAAGCTCTCCTTCGGAATAGATGTCTCAATGGATCGAGCCTTCGCTTCCATCTCCGTCGCCGATGAGACCGGGCGAGTCGAACTCATCGAACACCGAGCCGGCGTCTCCTGGGTCGTCGATCGCGCGGTCCAGCTCTACCGCCAGCACAAAGGAGCCCTCGTCGTCGATGGCTACTCGCCAGCGAACTCACTCGTCGATCGTCTCGAGGCCGGCGGGATCCCCGTCACGAGGTACACACTCCGCGACATGGTGTCGGCTTGTGGCGTGTTCTACGACGCGGTCCTCGATGACGCCATCCGGATTAGACCTCACCCGATGCTTGAGCTCGCTCTCAAGTCGGCGAGGAAGAAGATGATCGCGTCGGGATGGCTATGGTCCCGCACAATCGAAGAGGCGGATCTGACGCCACTCTTCTCGGCGACTCTCGCGTATCATCACGCCACGAACCGACAAACACCCGACACGAAAAGAAGCGCGATCTACTAATGACGAAACACCTACCCACTACCCTCCAGGCCATCGGGACTATCATGGTCGCTATGAGTCTCTCGATGATCACTATCCCGCTCGGCCTCGGCTTCGCCGGCGTCGCGCTTGTCGCGTTCGGCATCGCCGCCGAGAGGAGCTAGACATGCTCAACCGTCTCCTAAAGGCACGACCCGAAGTCCGCGCCGCGATTGTCGATCCCTACGGTCGCGTCACCCGCACATTCACCGACACCTACGCCGGCGTCGATGTGGACACCGAGACGACTCTCTCGGTCCCGGCTATCTGGCGGGCGGTCACGATGGTCTCAGACTCCGCCGGTGTGCTTCCGCTTCACGCGTACAAAGGCGACACCCAGATCACCCCGACGCCTCGGCTATTGGAGCGTCCGAACCCTCTCGAGACTCGGATCGAAACAATCTCGGCAATGACCGCGGCGCTCGTCATTCATGGAAACTATGTCGCAATCCTCGGAGAGCCTGGACCATCTGGCTATCCCGAAAGCATCTATCCGGTGAACCCCGAGCGCGTCACCATCGAACGACGAAACGGAGAGAAGATCTTCCGCATCGACGAACGCGAGTATCACTCCTCGGAGATCTTCCATGTCAAAGGCTTCAGCCTTCCCGGAGAGGTCGCCGGTATCGGCATTATCGCGGCTCAGCGTCAAGGCATCGGAGCGGCGATCGCGGTCATGGAGTACGCCTCGCGCTACTTCGACGGCGGCACCATGCCGAGCTATGTCATCAAGTCAAAGAACCCAGACCTCACCGCCGAGGAAGCCGACCTTCTCAAGCTTCGCTGGATGGAGGCCTATGGCGGCCGATCACGGCGTCCCGCGGTAATGAACGCCGAGACAGATGTCGAACCATTGACCGCGAACGCGAACGACTCTCAGCTCGTCGAAGCTCGACTTCAGGCACAAGGCGACGCGGCGAACATCGTCGGCCTACCCGGTCACTATGTCGGAGCGCCGAACTCGAACCGGACCTACTCGAACCTCGAGACCCAGGGTCTCGAATACCTTCGCTGGACACTCCTTCCGCTAACCACCCGCATCGAGGCGGTGTTCACCGACTACCTCCCGCGCGGCACCGTTGCGAAGTTCGAGTACGACGGACTTCTTCGAGCCGACACACTCACGCGCTACCAGGCGCACCAGATCGCACTCTCGAACGGCTTCCTCACTATCGAAGAAGTCCGATCCCTCGAGAACCGACCACCACTCACCACGGAGGAATAACATGACCATCGAAACCCGCGCCTATGAGACAGATCTCGAAGTTCGCACCGCCGGCGATGGCCGGACCGTGTGCGGGATCTGTGTCCCGTACAACCAGGTCCAGCGCATAAACGCGACACTCTCCGAAGTGTTCATCCGGGGCGCGTTCGTCAATGTTGTCCGAGCTTCGCATCGTGTGAAGTTCCTCGTCGGCCATGACGCGAACGCTCTCCCAATCGGTCGAGCCACACTTCTCCGCGAAGACGAAGCCGGTCTCTACGGTGAGTTTCGGATCTCTGACACCGAGCGCGGCTCGGAAGTCCTGACTCTTATCCGGGACGGCGCTCTCTCTGAGCTCTCGATCGGCTTCTCACCGCTGAAGGACAAGCGCCGCCAGGATGGAGTCGTCGAGCGCCAGCTGGCTCACCTCGCCGAAGTGTCCGCGGTGACTTTCGGGGCCTACGGCTCGGCCGCTTCTGTCGTCGGAGTTCGTGACCAATCAAGCACCCCGAACCTAGACGCACTCGAAGAGATCCTCCGAGGAGTCCGTCGATGAAGAGCTCTCACATTGAGCTCAACGCCACCACCGCCACCGCAATCGTGACCGCCGAACCGCTCACTCGTCGCGTCTATGTTCATCCGATGACATCGGCGACGATCTATGTCGGACCGGAAGGCGTCACAAGTTTGACCGGTCTCAAAATTGACAACGCGAACGGCATCGTCTCGCTAGAGATACCGATGAACGAGACGCTCTTCGCCATTGCTGGAACCGGGACGCCGATTGTCTCGGTATTAGTCCAGGGAGACTAAGACGATGCCCTGGCACATCGAAGAGAACTCTCCCTACTGTCAAGGCTTCGCCGTAGTCAAAGACTCGAACGGTGAAGTCGAAGGATGCCACCGAACACGAGCACAAGCTGAAGCTCAGATCGCCGCGCTCAACATCTCCGAAGACGAAGACGAACTCGACGACGATGTAGAAGACGAGATCGACACTCTCATCGACCACGCCGACCAGATGACGAACCGCGCACTCGTAGAGCAAATACTCGCAAAGGTTCGCCGCGAGCGATAAACTCCAACCAGACCGACACCTCGCCGGCCGGATAAGAGCACCTCGCCAGAAGCGACACCCTCTCCGGATCTGAGACGACACCCCGGAACCCATACCAGCTACACAACGGGAGAACACCGTGAACGCATTCCTCAAAACCCTCCACGAAAACCGTGACTCGAAGCAGAGCCTCATCGAAGCAACTCTTACGCGAGCACATGACGAGGCTCGCGATGTCACAGACATCGAAGTCGCAAACATCCAAGCCCTCACCCTCGAGATGACAAAACTCGACGAGCGCATCGAACAGATCACAGACCTCGAAGTCCGCAAGGCAAAAGCCGCCGACCTCGCCGCATCTGTCGAAGGCGACAAAGTCGAGACACGCGCCGCCGCTCCGACTCGCATCACTTCAGAAGAGCCGACCTATCACGAACGCGCCGGACACAACTTCATCGCGGACGCTATGGCGGCCGAGTTCGGTGGAAGCTACGAAGCCCGCGAGCGCATCGTTCGCTACCAGAACGAAGTCCGCATCGAAAAGCGCGACTCCGGGACAAGCAATTTCAGCGGCCTCGTCGTACCTCAGTATCTCGTCAATCAGTTCGCGCCATTGCGCCGAGCTGGTCGTCCGACCGCTGACATCTCCGTGAACGCACCGCTCCCGAATGTGGGCATGACCGTGAACCTCGGCCGCTTGACCACAGGCGTAACCTCCTACGCCGCCACAGAAGGCACCGCCGTGACAGAGTCCGACCCAGACGACACTCTCCTGACCGTGAGCGTCCGCACAGTCCAATCCATGTGGGACCTCTCGAAGCAGGCATCGCTCCGCGGTGTAGGCGTCGAAGACCAGCTCCTCGGCGATGGCATCCGCTCATACCACTCACTCCTTGACGGACAGATCCTCAACGGTGACGGCTCAGCGCCTAACCACCGAGGCATCCTCAACACCTCCGGCATCGGCTCAGTTACTTACACCGACGCCTCAAGCACATGGGCTGAGTTCTATCCAAAGCTCGTCGAAGCGATCACCTCGATCTCGACCAACTTCTACGGAGCCGCGACTCACATCGTCGCGCACCCGAGCCTCATCGGATGCTGGCTTCGCGCACTTGACACCACGAACCGGCCGATCTTCTCGCCGACCGCTGGCAACCCAATGAACGCGGCCGCAACTTTCGACCGTCCCGACTACCTCGGTGGCGGCCTTCAGATCCTCGGTATCCCGGTAGTCGCTGACGCGAACATGCCCGTGAACCTCGGCTCTGGCACGAACGAGACCGCCGTCATCGTTGGAGACTTCCGCGAGA